GCTGCTTGTTGAGCTTGTAATCCTTGTAACCCTTGTGACAAGTTAAATTGATAACCTGGAGTTTGAGTAACTGAATTAGGGTTGCTCATTAAATTTTGTAATTGAGCTGCATACTGTGGACGATAGGCTGAGAATGGGTCTGCTTGTCCAGGTTGTACTTGACGACCATTAGCAAGTGCCTGAGCACCGCCAAACATCTTTCCTAATCCACCAACAATTTGTGAACCAGTTTTAGCATATCCAACAACATCAGCAATAGAAGGAAGCGATGATGAACCTGCAACTCCTGCCATTTGAGTACCATAATCTGCTGCTAGTGTTCCTGCAATTTGAGATGCAGTTGAGCCACCTGTAGCCATACCTGCAACATTTGATGCTGCATATTGGTCAATACCATATGATTGAGACAATGTTTGAGCAATCTGTTCTGCACCTAAACCTTGAGCTTTTAGGGCTAAAGCATCTTGTGCAATCATGTCAGTAGTAGAAATTGCACCACCTGCTACATTAGATGCGGTAGTTCCTACATTACTAGCCAATGTGCCTAAATCAGAAACTGCACCTGCAGGAACTCCACCCGCAACTCCTGCTTCAACTCCTAATCCACCGAATCCTGCAGAAGCACTACCTGATACGGCGGCTAAATCTGCGGCAGTAGTGGCGGCAGGAAGTCCTAGTTCAGCGGCAGTAGTAGCACCTGCGGCAATTGCTTCGGCTGCAGAAGAGTACCCCAATCCTGCGGCAGTCATATCGGCAGTAGCAACAGCACCTGCTTCTAATGCACCTGATGCGGCTAAAGAACCACCCATAGTGGCTGCGGCTAATGCTGCGGCTCCTACAGTAGTCCATCCACCTGGGACAGCTTCACCAACAGTTTTATCAAGGCCAACTAAGGCATCATCAACTGAGCTTACAACATCTTCAATTACGCCACCGCACATATTATTCCTTTAAATGTTTTACTGTATTAAACCCAACAGTTTGATAGCCTAGGCGTTCATAAAATTGTTGTGTTTTATCAATATTAACTTTGGTTGTTTGACCAATACATATGTCGCTTACGCCCATATCATTAGCCCAAACTTCTAGCTTCCTTATCAACTTTATGGCTGCCGAACATCCGCGATGCTCAGGTAACACATAAAATCCTAAATCACTAATTCGTTGCTTTGTGCTGAAAAAGTATTCATGTTTAATTCCAGCAATAAAACCAATTAGTATTTCATCTTTAATTGCACCAAACGCAATCGCATTAGGTACTTTAAATAACTTTTTAAGTTTGTCACTACTTGGAGCTGCATCTTTAAATTCAGCTTCTTCAACCATTTTAATGACAAGATTAAAAAATTCATCAAATCTATCTTCTTGTAGCCTGACTATATTCACTATCTAATTCCCCCGATTTTACTTCAAAAATAGCCATTTATGACTCCCCTTGTTCAAAATCTATTTCTAAATATTGAAGTCTCAAGGGTACATTATCTGCGTGTAATAAGTCAAATGACCTTCTACGACCTTGCCCTAACCTGTTAGCCTGGGATTTAGGGGTATTAAGATTAATAGTTACCCAATTTGAATAGTTCTGATAATCGTCGTTTGTGTAACGTAGTAGGGCATAGGAATCAACCTTATCCCCTACAACTTGAGCACCTGAAAAGAATTTACGGTCATTATTACCAAAGTCCACTAATGGAGTACGGCATAGTACGGTAATCGGGTTACCGTAATCATTGTAATAATTCTGATTAAGAATATAGGATTTACCGTTAGTTTGATGCTGAAGAAGGTTCTTATCTTGAAATTTAGTGTAATGGGATAGTTTAAAGTAGCCTTCTACGTTGTTTTCAGTAGAAGTCCAATATGTCCAACCTTTTTGAGCTATGTCATATACTAGGGTATACCCTGTGTCTTTAAGGGTTAATATGTATAAAGAATGCCCTGCAGTTTTGATACTAAACGCATACATTTGGTCGGGGTCTGCGTTATTAATGATTCGTTCAATATATTGGTTAGAAATGACTTGAGGAGTTTGTCCTGCCAAAGCCATTACTTGAAAACCCTTTTGACGGTTTGTAGACACCCATACAAGGGTGTTATCCATTTGTACTAGGGTATCCTGACCTGCGGCTCCAAATTGCAATACAGAGTTCTGATAGGGCAGGAATGGGCTACCTGGAGAAGTACCTGCATCATAGAAGAATTCAGTAGTTTCAGCACCTGTAGCTACAATGTAATTAATGGTACGACCAATAGCTACTAATTTATCCGCGTCAGATACTACTCCAATATAGTTGATTGCCTGCCAAGTGGTAGGGTCTTCTACGTTTGAGTTGTAGAGGAGTCCGTCGGGCGTCCCAACAACATAGTATCCATCCACAAACACTGCTCCGGAAACAGTAGTACCAGGATAAGAGGTAGTAAAGGTAAGAGTAGGAGAACCGTTGGCAGTGGCATTTTGACTTAAAGTTAGAGTTGTTCCAAAAATATTTAATACATAGGTTCCAGCTAGTATGCCTGTACCTGATATGTTCTGACCTACTTGAATGGCTGCATTGGACGCTGATAGCGTTACTGTAGGGCTACCTGATGCCGTAGTACCAACCTGCGTAGTAATCGTTCCTGAGAGGTCTAGGAGCGTTCCTGTGGCTATTGTATATACATAGCCTTTATATTTATTCTTTAGAAATACTACGGTTTGGTCAATTGACGCAATAAAGTCATACCCATCAGTTCCGTCTACAGTTCCTTTGGATACTCCATTGTCATAAAAAGTAGTGCCTACAATGCTAAAAAAGTGACTTCCAACGGCAAAGATTCCAAGTCCTGCTCCTGCCGTAACAGATTGGTATTCCACCATACCTGGGCGTTTAACAATAGAAAGAGACTCACTCTTTTCAACTTCGATAATTGCATTACCAAGTTTTGAGTCTTTGTCTAGTGTCCCATTTCGGGAGCCAATATTGTGACCAAGAGGAACACGAGTTAATGGCATTAGTAACCTGCTCGGAAACGGAATTCAGGACTAAATGAGGTAGATGCCTCTTCCTGACTCCAATCAGTCATCTCTTCTTCTAATCTATTTGCCTTTTGTGCTAGTTCTGCTCTCATTTGTGCGGATGCACCATATTCCATAGATAGGTTATCTGCTAATCCAAACTTTAAGCAATTAAACCATTCACTAGGAAACTGAGGTGTAGAAGTTGGGTTTGACACATCTGCAAGAGGCATTTGCACTTGAAGGTGAATTGTGTAGCCAGTTGCTGCAGGAACGTTGTAAACATACAATTCTCCATCTGTAATCTTAGGGTCGTAATAAAATTGGTTAGGGACACCTTGTGATGTCTTAACACCTAACTGCATATATTGTTGACGAGCCATTTGTTGCAGTACGGTATCGTTGCCTTGTGGGTTACGGATAAACGCCATAACAACGCGTAATGGTTTATCGGTTACTACATCAGAAGTGATTGTTGGGCCGATAGTGTAAATCTTTTGACCTACTACCATAGGTACTTGTACAGTGTCTAACTTCCATAAGGGTAAACCCTTAGTCTGTAATTGTTTAATATAAATGTTAAGAGCTTCAGAACAGTTCTGATAGTCAACTGGAGTAGGTTGGTCTCCTGCACCAATTACGCCTAATGTACGTAATGCGGCACTAATGATGCCATCTCGGTTAACTGTGTAGACTGCTGACATTTATAGTCCTTACGAAAGGTTTTCTAGCTTGTAAATGGTGCTTAAATATATACCTTCAATTTCTTGTAGGATGTTTTCTAAAGCATCAACTTCTCCAGTAATGGCATCACAATTTTCTTGCATCCATTTTACATCTTCATTGAGCCAATACAAGATAGGTCTTTGTAAATCAGCCTCAAGTTTTTTGACTTCAATAAGACCAAATTGACCCTGATATGCCTCAACCAACTTATCAATTGAATCAATAATGTTGTCATAAAATTTTTGCAATGCTTTATGTTCAGCATAAGATTTAGTAGCCCAATGAGCTATATGAGCTTCATTACGAGCAGCGAATACTTTTTCTACTAATTGCTCAATCATATTATTTTGCCTTTTTAGCAACAGTTGTAGCTTTTTTCAAAGCAGGTTTACGTTTTTTTACGGCAGGTTTTGACAAATCAGTGGTATCTACCTTGCCGACTTGAATATCAATCTTAGGAATATATCCTAGTCTGTCCATAATCCAGGTAAATTTAAAGTTCATATTAACCCCAAACAGGCGTAGGTTCAGTAGGGAATGTCGGGTTCTCTACAGGGTTTAGAGCAAGATTTCGCAATGTTGCACGATAGCTTTCAAAGTCTGCCTTGTTAGTTAAACCAACATCAGGCAATACTGACCAATCACTAGCGGCTAATAGTGCTTTAGCTTGTGCTTTACAGGCATCTTTTTGTGCTTGTGTAGTAACTGCGGCTAAGTCGTAAGTTACTTCATTGCCGTCTGCATCAGTAGCTACATCACCATTAACAGTAACAATTTGTGGATATAGCTTATAAAGTGCTTCGTATTCTTGATTAGTTAAGCTCATTGTGCAATTTCCATAAGAGTAATTGAATTAACTGGGCCAAAGCTATAATTGTTTCCAAAAATAACTCCTGTGCCGCCAGTAACTTTTACTTGTAGTTTGTAAGTGTAAGCTGAAGTTGTTGCTGGACTATGTAAGTAATTTGCAGAATAACTTGCTCCTGCTGTGTTGTAATTTGTAGCATATTGACTGTCTAAATTAAGAAGATTAGTGTTGCTTCCGTTAGCAAGGCATAATTCAAAAGTGCAGGTACTAGCACCGCTATTT